AAGAATGCTGCGGCTACTAAAAAACTAGCAATATTTGACGCGTTTGAAATACTTAACAGAATTCAAGAAGAAAATAACATCCTTGAGGGCAAAACACCTGAAAAGGCAGAGAAAAAAGTCTTTAAAGGATTCGCAGAAGGTAGATCTAAATAATGTACAGTCAAAGTTTAGTTAAGGTTATAGAGCCTGTAAAGAAAACAACAATCACACGTTTGAATCGTGGTAAAAAATGGAAATATGGATACAATAAAGAACATGATATTGTCGTTATATCAAAAACTGGTAAAATTGGTGAAATACTTGAAATCCAAAACTTGCGCATTGCTTTACCACCTGTGCCCGTGCAAGTACATGGACTGCAAGAAAATAAGTGGAAAAAAATAGATTATCCTCAAGAACTACAGAGAATTAAAAACATATTTGACTGGAGAGCTTATCCTGAAGAAAGCAAAGATCAGTGGTTTGATTATATAGACGAGGAGTTTAAAAGAAGAGACGAAGGCTTTTGGTTTATGAATAACGGTAAACCAACCTGGATAACAGGCACACACTACATGTATTTACAATGGAGTAAGATTGATGTTGGGGCTCCAGATTATAGAGAAGCTAATAGACTATTTTATATATTCTGGGAAGCTTGTAAAGCTGACAAAAGATGTTACGGTATGTGCTACCTTAAAAACAGACGTAGTGGTTTTAGTTTTATGTCTTCAGCTGAAACAGTTAATTTAGCCACTATTTCGAGTGATAGTAGGTATGGTATATTATCTAAATCAGGTGCTGATGCTAAGAAAATGTTTACTGATAAAGTTGTTCCAATTAGTATTAACTACCCTTTCTTTTTCAAACCGATACAAGACGGTATGGATAGACCAAAGTCAGAACTTGCTTATAGAGTACCAGCTAGTAAGTTTACAAGAAAGAAAATCACGACAAACGAGCAGCTTGAAGATATTAAAGGATTAGATACAACTATAGACTGGAAAAACACTGGTGATAATAGTTACGACGGGGAAAAACTAAACTTATTAGTTCATGACGAAAGTGGTAAGTGGGAAAGACCAGATAATATATTAAACAACTGGAGAGTTACTAAAACTTGTTTAAGGTTAGGTGCTAAAATAGTTGGTAAGTGTATGATGGGTAGTACATCTAACGCTTTAGACAAAGGTGGAGATAATTTTAAAAAACTATATAATGATTCTGACGTTACCAAGCGAAATAGAAATGGACAGACAAAATCTGGTTTATATTCTCTTTTTATTCCAATGGAGTGGAACTATGAAGGATTTATTGATGAATACGGAAGCCCAGTATTTAATAATCCGAGCGATGATGTCCTCGGACCAGATGGTGAACTAATAGACATAGGAATAATAGAGCACTGGAATAACGAGGCAGAAGGTTTAAAAGGAGATCCAGACGCTTTAAACGAGTTTTATAGACAGTTTCCACGAACTGAAGAACACGCATTTAGAGATGAAACAAAAAATAGTATATTTAACTTAGTTAAGTTATACGAACAAATAGATTATAACGAAGGTATAGGTAGCTCCTCTGTTGTAAATACCGGTAACTTTCAATGGGTAAACGGTATTAAAGATACACAGGTTATATTTTATCCAGACCCACAAGGTAGATTTAAAATCAGCTGGACACCACCACAACACTTACAGAATAAGATAATAGTCAAAGGTGGTATTAAATATCCAGCTAATGAACACATGGGCGCCTTTGGTTGTGATAGCTACGATATATCAGGAACAGTGGACGGTAGAGGTTCTAATGGTGCTTTACACGGATTAACTAAGTTTAGCATGGAGGACGCTCCGCCTAATCAGTTTTTTTTAGAATATATAGCTAGACCACAGACGGCTGAAATATTTTTTGAAGATGTATTAATGTCGCTAGTATTTTATGGTATGCCGTTGCTAGCAGAGAATAATAAACCAAGGTTATTATACTATTTAAGACGTAGAGGTTATAGAGGTTATAGTATGAACAGACCTGACAAAGTTTGGAACAAACTATCGGTTACAGAAAGAGAGATAGGTGGTATACCAAACTCAAGTGAAGATATAAAACAAGCACACGCTGCCGCTATAGAGATGTATATACAGCAGCACGTAGGTCATTTAGGTGATGGTAATTACGGTAACATGTATTTTAATAAAACACTAAATGATTGGGCTAGATTTGATATAAACAAAAGAACAAAGTTTGATGCAACAATAAGTAGTGGATTAGCCGTTATGGCTTGTAATAGACATTTGTATGCTCCAAACGCAATAATAGAAAAACCAAAATTAAACATAAATATTGCTAGATATTCTAATACAGGCGGTATGTCCAAATTAATTAAAGAATAATATGAGAGGTAACTATAATTTTCCAAGCCAAGTAGTTAGCGATATAGAAAAATCATCGCAGGAGTACGGTCTAAAAGTAGCTAGAGCTATTGAGGCTGAGTGGTTTGATGGTGAAAGAAATGGTAGAAATAGATATTCTAACCATATAAATAATTTCCATAGACTAAGACTATACGCTAGAGGGGAACAATCGATACAAAAATACAAAGATGAGTTATCAATAAATGGTGACTTAAGCTATTTAAACCTAGACTGGAAACCAGTACCAATTATACCTAAGTTTGTAGATATTGTTGTTAACGGTATATCTGAAAGACAATACTCTATAAAAGCATATTCTCAAGATCCATACGGAGTAGAAAAAAGAACTGCTTATATGGAGGGAATTTTAAAAGACATGAGAGCTAAAGAGTTTGATCAAATGGCTCAAAACTTAATGAACATGGACTTTACACAAAATAAAGGTGAAGATGTTCCAGAGACTCAAGAAGAATTAGACTTACACATGTCTTTAAATTATAAGCAGTCTGTTGAGATAGCTGAAGAACAAGCTATAAATACTTTATTAGACGGCAATAAATATGATTTAACTAGAAGAAGATTAATATATGATTTAACTGTTTTAGGTATTGGTGCTTGTAAAACTTCTTTTAATACTTCTGAAGGTGTTACAGTTGACTACGTTGATCCAGCTAATCTAGTATACTCTTATACTGAATCACCTTATTTTGATGATTTGTATTATGTTGGAGAAGTAAAATCAGTTCCTGTAAACGAATTGATAAAACAATTTCCAAATATATCTAACGAAGAGTTAAAAGAAATAACAGAAAATAATTATAAGCACAACTATAGATACAGTAACCGTAGAGCTTATAATGAAGAAGATAAAAATAAAATAGACGTATTGTACTTTAACTATAAAACTTTCAATCACGAAGTGTATAAGTTAAAAGAAACATCTGTTGGGCTGCAAAAACTTATAGAAAAAGACGATAGCTTTAATCCACCTGTAGGTGAGAATTTAGCATTTGAAAGATTAGGTAGAAAAATAGAGTGTTTATACGAAGGCGTGTTAATATTAGGCACTGGTAAATTACTTAAATGGAGTAAGGCTAAAAACATGATGCGTCCTAAAAGTGATTTTACTAAAGTAACAATGAACTACTCTATATGCGCACCGCGTATGTACGAAGGTAGAATAGAAAGTTTAGTTAGTAGAATAACTGGATTTGCAGATATGATACAGCTAACACACTTGAAACTACAGCAAGTAATGTCACGTATGATACCTGATGGTATTTATTTAGACGCTGATGGTTTAGCAGAGATAGATTTAGGTAACGGAACAAACTATAATCCACAAGAAGCCTTAAATATGTTCTTCCAAACTGGTAGTATAATTGGTAGATCGCAAACAATAGATGGTGCTCCTAATCCAGGTAAAATACCTATTCAAGAAATACAGTCGGGCGGTGGTGCTAAAATGCAAAGTTTAATTGGTACATACAATTATTACTTGCAAATGATTAGAGATACCACTGGGCTAAATGAAGCTAGAGACGCGGCTACACCAGATCCAAAAGCTTTAGTTGGTGTACAGAAGTTAGCGGCTGCAAATAGTAACACAGCTACTAGACATATATTGCAGGGTGGAGCATTTTTAACACAAGAGATATGCGAACAAATATCCTTAAGAATATCAGATATATTAGAATATTCTCCAACTGCAAACGCTTTTATTCAAGCTATAGGTTCTCACAATGTAGCTACGTTACAAGAAATGAAAAACCTACATCTATATGACTTTGGTATATTTTTAGAGTTAGCACCAGATGAAGAAGAAAAACAGTTGTTAGAAAACAATATACAAACAGCTTTGTCTCAACAAACAATAGACTTAGAAGATGTAATTGATTTAAGAGAAATAAAAAATATAAAACTTGCAAATCAACTTTTAAAAATACGTAGAAAAAAGAAAATGCAAAAAGACCAGCAAATGCAACAACAAAATATGCAAGCGCAAGCTGAGTCTAATGCACAGCAACAACAAGCGGCAGCTCAAGCTGAAATGCAAAAGTCTAAAGCTGCTTTAGAAAACGAGATGATGTTTGAAGCTAAAAAATCAGAGTTGGCAACTGCTAAATTAAAAGCTGAGGCTGATATGAAGAAAATGCTAATGGATCACGAGTTTGAATTAAACATGCGTATGAAGAAAATGGAGATGGAACAAATGCAAGAAAAAGATCTTTCAAAAGAAAAGTTAAAAGGTCAAAACCAAGTTGAAACACAAAAAGTAAAAAATCAGATGGCTAAAGCTAAAGGCTTTGAGTCTTCTGGTAACGACGTACTTGGAGGCGGTATGAGACTGGGTGCTTTTGAACCTCAATAAAAATTATTAATTATTATTATATTATATTATGGCAAAAAAAGAAAACAAGGCTGAAGAGCCAAAGGTAGATAATACCGTAGAAAAAATTAAAGTTAAAAGAAAACCTAAGAAGTTTTCAGATGTTAATGAGACTATAAAAGTTGATTTAACTAAAAAACCAGAAGTTAAAGAAGAAGTAACAAAGGTTGATTTAACTGAGAAACCAGAAGTTAAAGAAGAAACACCGGTTGTTGAAGTTGTAGAAGAAGTAAAAGAAGTCCCTGTTAAAGAAGAGGTAAAAGAAACTCCTGTTGTAGAAGAGATTACTAATGAAGAAAAAACGGAAGTTACACCTACGCCAACACCTGTAAAACAAGAAATAAAACAACCAGAGTTACCAGAAAACATACAGAAGCTAATGAGTTTTATGGAAGAAACTGGTGGTGATCTAAACGACTATGTACAACTTAATAGAGATTACTCTGATATGGATAATCATACTTTATTAAGAGAGTATTACAAACAAACTAAACCTCATCTTCAACCAGATGAAATTGATTTTATGATGAATGATCAATTTTCTTATGACGAAGAAGAAGATGAGACAGATATAAAAAGAAAAAAACTAGCGTTAAAAGAGCAAGTTGCCAACGCTAAAACTCAACTGGAAGAGTATAAGTCCAAATACTATGAAGATATTAAAGCTGGAAGTAAGTTAACAAATGAACAACAAAAGGCTATTGATTTCTTTAATAGATATAACAAAGAGTCTGAGCAAAAAGAAAAAGCTCGTTTGCAAGCAAAAACTACTTTCCAAAACAAAACAGACCAATTATTTAATGACGAGTTCAAAGGTTTTGAATACAATGTCGGAGACAAAAGATATAGGTTTAATGTTAAGGATATTAGTGAGGTAAAAGAAAACCAAAGTAATATGGATAATTTTATCAAGAAGTTCTTGAATGAAAATAACCAAATTGAAGACGCTGCTGGTTATCATAAATCAATGTTTACTGCAAACAATGCTGACGCTATAGCTAAGCACTTCTACGAACAAGGTAAGGCTGATGCTTTGAAAGATAGTATGGCTAAATCTAAAAATATCGATATGTCACCTAGAGGTTCACACGGAGACGATACGAATAGTGGAGGTCTAAAGTTTAAAGTGTTAAATGATAGCTCAGCTCCTACGTTTAAATTTAAAAAAAAATAAGTATTAATTAAAAACAAAATTAAAAAATGGCAATTACAAGTGCAGTGGGGATAGATGCTGCCCCAAGAAAACAAACGTTGTCGACTAACTACGTAGACTTTACATCGTCTGCTACTGAAGGTTGGGCACAACAATACTTACCAGATCTTATGGAAAAAGAAGCTGAGATCTATGGTAAGAGAACAATCGCAGGTTTCTTAGCTCAAGTTGGAGCTGAAGAGCCATCTGCTGCTGATAGAGTTATATGGTCAGAGCAAGGTAGATTACATTTAGCTTATACAGCGGTTTATAAAGACTCTAACAATGTTTACACAATTCAGAATGATATTGACGGAAATTCTGTTGGTTCAGATCACGGTGTTAGAGTTGGTGACATGGTTGTTATGTCTAATCCAAGCGCTACAGCAAAAGGTTATGTTTCTGCTGTGTCTGGTGCTGATATAACTGTATTAGCTTATGCTGACGGAAACATGGTTGATGCTGATGCGTTAAATTCAACTTCAACAAGTTTAGCTACTAGAGTTTTAGTTATTGGTTCTGAGTTTGAAAAAGGAACTGATGGTAGATCTTCTGCTAACTCTCCAAAGTTTAAGTCACACTCAAACAAGCATATCATCATGAAAGATTACTACGAGGTATCTGGATCTGATGCTACTTCTATTGGTTGGGTAGAAATATCTGGAGAAGAAGGACAAAACGGTTACTTATGGTACTTAAAAGCTGAAGGTGACACAAGAGCTAGATTTGCTGATTACTTAGAAATGACTATGTTAGAAGCTGAAACTGCTCATGACGACGCTGGTGCTATTGGTGG